ATATCAGTAATGATTTGTTCACGTGTCATTGTGCTCCCTTGTCAATTCACAAACTAATTGAAAGTGTTCATACGCTTTCTTTACTGCAGGGTTTGACATTAATTTGTCAGCTTCTTCTATCATGGCTTTCACACCTGCTTCGGCAATATCACGGGTACTCGCACCTTGTAATGTACAAAGCTCTTCACCAAACTCTTTTGCTAGATTCTGCCAAGCTTTAAGTTGTTTTGGTGTTAGAGGTGTACGTTGCGGGCTAAGTTCACTAGCCTTACGAATAACTTCTGATATCTTTTCTTCTGCTACTCTACCTGCGGCAATCATTGCGGCATGGTTAGGTTCCACGTTAAACCTACGGCTGGAGCCTCCCGGGTAACAGAGGACCAAGTGAGCACCTTTAGGGAAACTGTCCAAAAGATCGTTATCATACTCAGCCACAGGATGATATCTACGTCCAATTTTTTCATAATAAACTTTCTTCATAGTTGAAACTTTTTCAAGTAATTTTTTGCAATAGAATAATCTTCTACAATTGGCTCATCTAGCATCTTACGATATTCTGTAATTATTTCCATAGCATATGCTTGATTGTCATCGTCTAATGAAATCCACCATTCTAGTAATTCTTCTGGTGTTTTGTTTAAAATATATTGTAAGTTGTGATAATCTCTGTTCATATTATTCTCCTAGTTTTTCCCAAACATATTCAGATTCTTTCATATACGCAATCGGTATAAGCCAGCCGTCACTATGAGCTTTTGCAATAATAGTTTTGAAATATTCGGGACAACCTTTACCTATTTCAAAGCTGGCTCTAGGTACAAGTTTGATACCATCAGTCATCATAAAGTCTGGATCACCTTGTTTGATTTTCTTAATAGTATTATCTGGTGTTGTAAACATTATACCAAGTTACCTGTATACGGTGCGTTAAGCCACTTGCTAAAAGTCTCGGCATTTTGCGATAATTTTTCAAGTTTGTACTTCCCACAAAAGCGCAGGAAATGTACTCCCACTTGCGGAGTAGTAGTTACTCTGACAGATTCTCGAATACGCTGATCGAACTTTTGCTTCATGTCCTCGGGTTGAGCAGTAAGATCGATAAGGGCACGATTGCGTTGAAAATCTTCACGAACCCTGTGTTCGAGACCCTCATGGTCAACAAATTTCTGCAACATAAAATTGTTATAGGCGAAGCCCATTTTATCACGGTCCTCAAATGCTTCCTTGATACCAACTTTGTTCTTTGTGCCCTTTTCACGCACACCTGGGTATGCTGGGAAAATATTATCTGAGGAATCTCCCCTGCAAATTTTCCGCCAGAGCAAATACTCGGGAGTACCTTCAAGTACTTTTTGTACTTTAGTTTTCTTATCGATAACAGGCTTGCCGTTTTCTTTCCAATATCCATCTAACGAAATTCTATGACCTTCTACGCCATTAAAAATATGCACTCGCTCATTTAGGCATTGGATGTAATCCTGATCCGTTGACACGATATAGTTTGTATCTTCCGGATGCATGTGAAGGAAGCGGGCAATCATGTCATCAGCCTCGGCTTCCTCATGTCGTAGTACAGTTATGTTGGTACGGTCCTTAAAATAATCCGTTAGAGATTCATACGTTTGCCAAAACATCCTGTTTTCTTCAATCTCAGCCTCAGTCTGAGATTTTTCATCTACTACCCGATTCTTTTTATAAGGTGCGTACATCGCTTTTCTAAACGACCTGCCTTCTAAACAGACTACTACGTGATCGATGTTATAAAGGCGCACGGCCTGATTAATTGACGAAAGTGTAAGATGAAGTGCGAAAGCCGCTTTTTCTTCCGGATCACTATTGCGTGATGCAACGTGACGGGCACGGAAGAATGTGTTAGCTGTGTCGATAAGTGCGTATTTCATGTGTCTATTATATACTACTATTTAGTTGTTGTCAAATCTTGGATTTACCGAACGTGTACGTGTTCAGATAATCTTTTTGACGTTGTGTTTTCAACATGTGAACATTTGGGCAAACTGTAGCATGATTTGACGGATCATTGTTGTAACGATTACCATCAATATGGTCTACTTGCAATGTAGTCTTCCAATCTTCGATAAAATCTCCTAGTTTAGAAGTATCATCACCGTACTGATTAATGTAGCCTTTGATAGCTTGTTCAAAGCAAACACCTTTGCAGGCTTCGCAATAGTCCTTACGAAACAACTGATTAAGTTGTCCGTTATCAAACGCAAGCCTCAATCCCGAAATCAACTTTTTTGGATCCTTAGGACCAAATACTCCTTTCAGAATATAATCAATACCATCAACCATTTCAAATGTATCTTCTGTGTAGAATTCTTCTACCAGTTTCATCAATTCAGTATCTTGTGGAAGAATAGCGAATGATGTTGACATCAATGAATAGTAAGAACATACTAGTGACTTGACCTCATCGGACACTTTCATCTTGCGAATAAATTCAATACCGAGTTCATGGTCTCGGAAGAAAGGTAAACGACAAGTACGTGCAACAAACTGTGTATAGCTGTTGTGAATCTTTTGCTGTGCAGGCACTTTGCAAACAACTGCGGTAATCAATCGAGGGATGTTGATACCCATCTTACCTGAATCAACAACAACCATAACCAGTGGGCGATTGATATACGCAGGACTATTTGCCAACTTGATACCTTCACTCATGCGTTTAATTTTCTGTCCATCAAAATGCTTTTCACTCGAGGTAGACACAAACAAAACTGCATTAAGTCGTTTGACGTATGCTTTAATGTCTTTCATCACCGCTTGCATTTGAATGCCGTTAACTGCATTATTGCGTCCCAAACTAATAATGATGCCAGGCATCATCTTTGGAATCTTATCAGAAACAGAATCCCAGACAGATTCGGGAATCAGTACTTGTTGATTACGAATCTCATTAACTTGCCAAGCAAATGTCTTGTAAGCGGCTTCTAATGTTTCATGCAAATCTTCACGATTCCCGTGATATTCAAACTTAGTAAATGCGTTTGATTCTTTGAATTTCGGCATTGTAGGCAATTGAACATACTTGTCAGCACCTACTAGAGTTCTCATTCGTTGAGATTGTGTGGGTGTAGCTGTCAAGTGAATGACCACAGTACCGCTATTCATCATTGCAGTTTGCATATCGAACCATTTGGGTTCCCAATTATTGTTGGTAACACCTTGGTCATCTTTAGTAGTTGACTTGTCAGGTACACCTAAACCACGATGCGCCTCATCATTAAAGATAAGATCAGGTAACATCAAATCAAAATCATCAGGTTTCGCAGGGTCATAGTTCTCATAAAGACCATACATGTATTGCGTGGTCATAAAGAAATAACGAATGTCCCCGGGTAAGTCAATATCATTTTCCAATGAATACTTCAATTGTTTGCTGTCATAAACTTTGACTAGCTTGTTACCAATATAAGTACCATCGTACTTCATCATGCTTTCAAGTGGTTCATCAACACATTCCTGTGACGGTGCCGCAAAGAAAACATTCTTGATTTTCTTAAAATGTTGTGCAATGAGAATTGCAGTGTAATTAGTAATAGTAAAACTTTTACCACTACCAGTAGGTGCCTGAACTACAATAGCTCTTTTTGTAGATGCCTTAAGAAATTTAGTAATTGCATCAATGATGTTATCTACCAAATATTCTTGCTGTAGTGGCTCGATATCGGGAATCGAAATTTCGTCAACTGCTACTGCTACTGCTGTTTTATTACGTTTCATGTGTTACCTATAGTTTGTTAACAATATGTGTATTATACACCCGTTTTTTTTATTTGTCAACCTCTAATTGAATGCCCGCAAAAGTAATACGAGAGTATACATCATGTCCAAAGTCCCATCCTTCTGGCATTGTTGTACGTAAACCTAATTCAATGTCAAGTTTATAAGCCTCTTCGTCACTAATACGTAGGATAAACAAATTTGATTTAATCATTTCGGCCACTTGTTCAACAGTATTACCTAATTTAAACATTTCAATAGCTTTGCGTTCAATTAGTGTGCATGGTACAATATGCTCACGATAAGCATTTTTACCATTTAATTCTTGTTGTCGACCTTTAATACTGTACCCAACAGTAATAATATTATCAATACTATCGAATGTACCATTACCACGACCCATCCATTCGCTACGACCTGTTTTAATAGTTAATTGAATTAATTCGGAAACTGCTAAAAATGGATCATAACCAGTTGATTCAATTAATCTACGTGCCCCTGCTTTACGTTGGGCAATAGCATCAATATCCTCAATGTATTTTACAAGTGTAAGAAATCCATCAAGAATATCATTCTTGAATTGAATATATAAAAAGGTAGGATTATATTTCAGGATAATCATACCCTGAGATTCTAATTCTATTTTCAGTAAATCAAGTTTCTCACTGGAGAGACCAAAACCCGCAACATAACTAGTAATTTTCTTTGTAGTTTTAATTTCTACCTTAACACCATTGCGGGTTCTAATTGCGTATATATTACTAGGGATTTTATCTTTGCGTTGGTCAACTGCTTTATACCCATGCTGAGTACAAAAGTTCTCAAATATTTGAAATTCAATTGGCATTTGCATATATTATTCTCCAGCTAATATATGCATTATATACCCGAATTGATTTATTGTCAACTAACTTCCGTACGACCGTTGCCGAGGTCCTTAGTACGTACTACCCGAATATCTCTGTTCTCCGGATCGGCCTGCTGTTGCTCATAGAGTTCAAGTGCTATGTTTCTGCACACAGTTTGAAACCAGCGATCGGCTATCAATTGATCGGTGTCATCATCTTTCATTTTGTAACCAGACTTAATCAAATTCAAAATAAACTTGTCGTTCCAGTCTAATTCAAAACTACCGTTGTTCACATCGTTTGGATCCAAATCCATTTTAACAATATTCACATAAGGTTCACCTGCGGCAGTTGCTTTTTCTTTTGCAGTAAGTTCAGGCTCAACCTTCTTCTCTTTAGGCTTGCGAGGTTTCTTTTCTTTTTGTACTACCGGTTCGGGTTTCTTAAATAAATTCTTTAACTTGTCAAACATTTATATCTCTCTAATAATTTAAAACTGGCAAGATTCTTTGCCTTCGATTCGCACATCATATCAAAATTATCAATGAATGTCAATGCCCAATCGTTCACTGCTTCGTTCCAATAGTAGTCACTATGTGCCCTAAGCTTTTGTTTACTGTATCCTGCTTCAATCAACGCACCATGATCGGGTAACTGTGATCCGGAATGGCCGACGAGTACATCTTCGCGGCTAACACTGTAATGGAGAGTAGGGCGAACACCGCGCCAACTATCAATAACCTTTTTAACAAGGTCATCATTACAATTAATATAACTTCCTTCTCTAATCCAATTATGATGGATGTCCATGACCGTAGGTACGAGGTCAGATAATGATAAGCAGTCAGTAAGTCCATGTGTGTATTCCTCATTTTCTAGTGTTAGTGTGTTTCTCGCTTCTGGCGACAATCTGTTGTATACATCTCTAATGCCTTGTGGGCCTCTACGTCCTGAGATATGTACATTGATTTTCATATCTTGAAACTTTTGCCCATAACCCATCCATCGAGCCATGTCACAATGATATTCAAATTCTTCTATACTCTTATTTACTACTTCTTCACGGTCACTTGCTAAAACTACAAACTGATCGGGGTGAAAACTTAGACGAACATCATTGGCACGTGCAGTTTCACCGATAGGTGCCATCCAACGTTCTAAGCTATTCTGTACATCGGTACTATGCCAGAAATCTTTGTATCCATCCATGGTATAAAATGAAAACATATCACTAGTAAGACGCAACATACGCAATTGTGGATTAAGTGTTGCAACTTTCTTAACTAGTGCATGTGTATTGAGAATATTGCGTTTAGCAACATCCATAATCTTTTCTTCTACTACACTACGGTTGTTACGCTTTGCCCATGCTTGTGTTGTACCGCCTGTGTTAAGACCTTCGGCTGAAACAATCTCACCTTTGTGATTGATTTCTGCCCATTTACAAGCAAAACCGATACGTTTGACTGACTGATTTGTATACATAGATAGACCAAAATGATAAATAATAGATACAGTGTAGCATACCTACGCAATAAAGTCAACTATTTAGGATACTAAAATGAGAGCAGATGAAATTATCAATGAAGATTGGCAAAAGGTCAATAAAAAGGACAAAACTGACGGCATGAGTAAAAAAGCAGTCAAAGCCTATCGTAGAGAGAATCCAGGATCTAAACTAAAGACTGCTGTAACTACTAAGCCTAGTAAGTTAAAGAAGGGTAGTAAAAGTGCCAAACGCCGTAAATCATTCTGCGCTCGTATGAGTGGCATGAAGAAGGCACATGCAAGTGCTAAGACTAAGAGAGATCCGGATAGCCCAATCAATAAAGCATTACGTAGATGGAATTGCGAATCAATCGAACAATTACAAGAATTAGTTGTGTTAGCTGAACAATTAGTTGCAAAGACCAAGAAAGAAGTATTATGAACTTTAAAGAATTAATGGAAGGCGCAGAGCCAAAGATGCCCGGCGCTCCCGGTGGTATCCAAATTATGACACCTCAGCAATTCGTTGCTAAAGCTGGCGACATGCCCGGTGAAGAAGTTGATGAAGGCGTTAGAGATTTAGGATATGATGCACAATCTCTTATTATGAAACTACGCCGAGATGTAGAAGAAAAAAGATTACAACCTACTCCACAAGCAGTATTAGCAGCCGCAAGAGAGT